CCAATGGCCAATCCTTCTTGCCCGGCTTGCGACCGGACTGGGACTTGAAGGCTTTCTTTGCCCTCCTCCAGGTTTTTTCCTGTGCCTTGCTCAGATACTTGGGCATAGCGCTCCTGTTTAACTTAAAATCGGCCCAATATCGTACTAGTTTATTCTTATGTTTGCACTGGGCGGCGATCTACTTGCCCTTGATTGCTCCTGGTACTGCTGCGTTTATTTCCTCTGCCGTAGGGGGAATGTGCATTTTTTGAACTTTATCCCCTGCCGGTACCAGTATAAAGTGCTCCAAGTGCAGATGCACTCCCTTGGCGCGGCCCGTTTCGCCCATCGTACCTATGAGATCCCCTTTCTTCACCCTCTGGCCCTGTGTTACTGATATTGAGTCAAGGTGCATGTATCTGTACTGGTGGCCATTCCCGTCGCTGCCTTTGCGATAAACTACTACCATGTTTCCTGCAGTACCGGCTGGTCCTGCGTGCAGAATGTATCCATCTACAGCGGCATACGTGGGGCCCCTGCCTGCACCGATATCAACGCCATAGTGCATACGCCTGACCCCATCAATGGGACTAACTCTCGTGCCGAATCCAGATGTTACCCGAGGCGGTCGAGCACCGGCTGGTAGATTCTTGGCGGTATCTGCCGGTTCATCGCCATGATCGTGATCATAGTCCTTGTCGTGTACATCGGGAAGAGCGGCCTCTGACACAGCCTGCTGCATGCGATTGGCAATTGGCTTCCGCCATTCTTCAAGTCGCTCCATTACTTTTTGAACCTGAGTCTTCATATTTTAACACCAAGTTGCGCGGCTCTGCGTATCTTATTCCTTATCTCTAGATCAATATTATACATTTCCTGATCCGGCTTTATCGACCACCTTAGCTGGGCCGCCTCGCGTAGTAGCGGCACCCACCTGCGATCTTCTTTGGCGATATCGGTGTTGAAGCCTAGTCTGTCGATTTGTGCCAAGTGATCACGCAACTTGCGCTTGGCCGCGGAGGCCTTTTTGCCACTATCTAGCGCCGCTCGCACGCTGGCGGTTGCGCGCCGAACCATCTCTCCAATCCTACCTCCGGCCTCGGATAAGATCTCTAGTCCGACCACGTCATGGCGAGACTCGCACTGATGGACAAAAGCGGCAAGCCGCATTTCTGCGGCTCGATCCCCTTTTCCATAGGCAGCTATATCAGATTTAATATTCATGCGTTACATCGGCGGCAGCGGAGGCTCCGCTCCACCAGGCGGCGGGCCAGCGCCCATGTCCGGCGGCAGGCCGGCGCCCATGTCAGGGGGCGCGCCTCCTTCTGCCCCCGTCTCTGCTCCTACTCCTGGGAGCGGTGCTTCGTCCTTCTCTATGATAGGCGCATCCGGATCAAGCGTACGCAACTCAGAAAGCGACATCTTTGCAATTGCTGCCATTTCTTTTGCGAGAATAGCCATCTGGATGGTCTCTTTGCGCTGATTGGCTAGCTCATCCTGGAAGTCCAGCCCGAGGCTGCGATACACGGTGCCACGGCTAACCCCAACGGGAGTAGTAGGAGGCGTTTTATCTATAAGGTTGAGCAAATGCCCGATGTACGTATCAACATCGTACAGGGTCATCTGATTCCACTCTACATCGGGCAACACCAGGTGCTTCTGGCCGTCGATTGTCTCATAGAAATCATTGGCCTCGGCCATTGGCGCGAAGATCTTGTTTACGAGCCAGTTGGTCATCTTCGTACGGAAGTTGTTGTACCTCTGACGGATAACGTCTAGCGCCACCGACGCCGACGCATACGAAGCGCCTTCCTGCGTAATAACTGCCTTTGGCACCATTAGGCCGATGAAGATGTTATCCAGGATAAAGTTCAGGTCGGCGGAAATGTCAAGAATGCCGCCATTGAAGCCGACTCGCTCAATCGTAACGTCGGGATGGGTAAATACCTTGAAATCCTTATCATACTGAGCGTGCTCAAATACATCTCGCATGGCGGCGAGCTCTTCCTGGCGCGGATAGTGGCCATCGGCATTCGATGCACCAACCTTTACCAAGGTCATCGGATTTACCATCGCGTCGGCCTGGATAAACTTATTCTCGCGGAAAAGATCCCATAGAACGAGATCCTTCCATACCGAAACGATGACAGAAGAGCCGTGCGTATTGTACGCAGTTGACTCGTTCTTCAGGTGGCTGATATTAAAGTTGTCGAGCGGAATGTACTCGTTGCGAGCAATTGCATCTAGTAGGCCCGGATCCATTTTGTCGCGATAGGCGCGGTGAACAGGGTCGTTTGACTGGACAATCTGCAGCAGCTTGGGGTCTGGCTTGAGCGCAATGATAGACTCACCAGGCACGGGCGTGCGCTTAACGACTACATAATCCGGATTGTGGCAGTATACCTTTGACCACATGTTGCGAGTCTCGTCATACTCGGCGTATGGAAAGACCTCGCCAATCATCCAGTACTCTAGCGCCACCTGCTGTACCACGTTAAACAAATCAACCCGCTTTGCCATCTCGAGATACTTTCTCTCGATCTTCTTATCCTTGCACTTGATAGTCATCTTGCTGATTGGATAAGTTGCGTGTAGATTTATAGCATTGCGAACCAGGGGATTGGTCTCGTAAAATGCACGATTCCATGCATTTGCCGTGATGCGGTCACGCGGCAGCTGCAGATTTGCCGTCAGGAACAGCGGCGAGTACAGGTTTGGCATCATATTGGTCGTGTTGCCACGACCTGCGATGTGCAGCTGGCCGCCTAGCTCCGAAGCGGCGGCGGTCTTGATGAGGCTCTGTCTGCCCGCGGCAACAGCAGTCCCAAGGGCAATCCGGGAATCGCCGCCGACGGCGCTCTTTTTCAAGATCTCTTCTTCAACCTGGGCGCGGCGCTCAGGTCCAAGTGATCGCAGCGCGGCCTCGCTAATAGCAAGCTCACGGGTACGCTCGGGGACCGAGACGTTAGAGTAAGCCGGTGGCCGGTAAGGCGTCTTGCCGTCAGGTCGGGATGCAAGAGCGAGCGGTTCGGGAGGAGCTTGCCAGTCAACAGTTCCCCATTTGTTGTGATTATCTGCCATGTTCTACCTCAGCGCATTCTTGGGATATAGCCAACGATGGGAACGACTGCGTCATCCTGCTTCTTTTTATTTACACCCTCGGTACTTCGCTCAGTAAATTTGCGAGTTACCATGAACTTGTAAGCTGTATAAGCATACATCAGTGCCATTAATCCGTCATTCTGGATAACCCCCTTTTTGTACGTTTTGAGCACTATGCCGTCTTTCGTCTTTGTGTGGGTTTCCATTGAAGTGATATGATCTACGAGCCAGCCCAGGAGCTCAAGGCTATCTCCCTTTGCCGGAATCTTGATTCGACCGCGCTTGAGCAGCGCATATATCTCATCAAGTACTTGATCCTTATTTACGCCTACCATTAGGTCTTTTTCGTCGTAAGAGAAAGCCCGCTTGGAGTTGCTCAGGTTTGTACAGCCAAGGAATTTATCCTTAAGTCCTTCATTATGCTGCACTAGTCGAACGAAATCGTTGCCATAATAGAAGTCGGCAGCCGACTGATCTATGTGGAAATCAGCTATTAACTTGCGAACAACATTCATTTTGTAGTCTGGGTCGTTCTTCTTTAGCCTTACGGCATTCTCTACAGTCAGCACACCTGTGTGGTCAACCGACAGTATAACTGCACAGGTGAAAGATTTGCCGCGCTTCACCTCTAGGTCTGCATCCGACTCTACTTTCTCGCCCCAGTCCATGCCAAGAAAAAAACTCTTTCCCGCTGGGTTTGTTATGCTTTTCGCTACGCCCCTGGACTCGTCAAGAGCGGTGGCATAGATCTCCTCAAGGGTAATCGGAACCTCGCTAGCTGAATAGAACTGCCCTTTTGTCTCATTCCGCCATGCTCGCTCCGATGCATTCTTGTTGTGCTGCGGCCAGTACTCGAGAACGTTTTCCTTTGTGAACAGCGGGCTGAGTATCATGTTAAAATGATAGCCTATATACTTCTGTGGCTCGCCCTTTGCGTTGGTCGGACGGGTTGCTATCCAGCGACCCAGATCTACCGCCTCGCGCTTGTCCTGCGTCTTTAGGCATGATGGGCACTTGATCAGGTTTTCTTTGATCCAGATCTCATTCCAGTCATCATTTTCTAGATTATACAGGAAAAAGTAGTGATCGCAGTGCTTGCATCGCAGCTGGTAAAAACGCTGATCCGAGTCCTCCCACATAGTCCAGAAAAAGGACCCGGAGTGCTTAGGAGTGCCGAAGAATACCTGGACGCCCTTAGTCGGAGCACCGTATGGGGTTGCGGTCAAAACCTTTAGCGTATTTTCTATGGCGCTGCGAGTCATGTCCTGGCAATTCTTCGCCTGGATTCCACCGTCTTGTAGCCCTTTTTTATTTGCACCTGTGACAACGAAATTATGATTATCATTTACCTCGATATCATAGACTTCCTCTTCTCGGTCCAGTGACTTGAATGAGGAAACAACATTGTAGGAGTACTGCTTAAATTCTTTATTCCACTGATAGGCGTATTTTTTATCGCAAATTATGTCTGTTTTATAGTGGAGGTCTGGGTGCAAATATTTTGAAATATTGCCTAACAGTTCCTGTGACCCAGCCTTGTTTACTCTGATCACATAGTATTTGCCGCCCACCATGGCTTTGCGGCACGAGACTCCCATGCTCTCGAGCTTCTCAACAAGCCTGTCTACGGAATCGGAATCAAAGGAGTTGGTACAAAGGGTAATGCTTCTCTTTCTGGAGTCAGCATTGCTGCCATCATCCATAAACCATATTGCAATCCCTCTCCAGTCGAGCTTGTCGATTATCCACTGCGGACATGTCTTTTTTTCGCTCTTGGGGAACGAGTGTCCTGGAATTCCGAATCCCTTGGTGGCAAACCACCACCCAGGCTTCTTGTACTTGCCCTGCTCAGGAATGTACTTGCAGGAAACCCCAAACATGGAGGCTTTCCACTCTGCATAGTTTTTTTGCTTTTCTCCATGTAGTACGCGCAGCCTATATGAATTAGTCGCATACTCCTGCAGATTTCCATCGCCAAGAAAAGAGCCAATGGCAATCTGGAGCTGGTCGTCATTCAGGGCTTTCAAGTATTGCGACTTATTACCTGGCCACCCTATGACAAAGTCGCCTTGTTTTAGATTTTGGGCCTCTACCCATCCGCGCTCTGTTAAGAACTTGTGATCTTTCGTGCACTTCGCCTTGTACTTCCCGCACTTGAGCTCGTAGATCGGCTTGGGGTCGCGCTTCCAAGCATGAACAACCTGCTTGTATTCAAACTGCATTGTCTGCTCGTTAATTGTCTGAACAAATGGCAGCTCCTGGCCATTTTTGAATGCCTCGTATATTTTACCTATTTTGATCTTTCCTTTATCTGTCTTTAGCATCGTATTATATACAAAGCACTCATCATAAAGCAGCACATCCTGCGTACTACCACGAATACGGTCGCCGGACTTGCCTATCGAGTCGACGCGGATCTTGCTCATTCCGATAAAGTTTTTCTGCGTCTGCGTGTCCTCTAGATCTACCGTCCTGGTAACCTTTAGAGCTCGCTTGCCAATATAGTTATCCTTGGCACCGCTAATCAGATTTGCAAGAATATCCTTTGCATAGACGCCGCAGCGCTTGAGGTCTGGGAAAACATGCATTACTCGAATAGGTGGTTTGCCTGACTCGGTACTGTACAGTCCAGAGCTGGCCATGTGCAGGCTCAGCACTCCGGCCATA